ACAGGGCCAAACGGACCAACTGGTCCCAATGGACCCCAAGGTCAAAAGGGCCAAAAGGGTGAGGTAGGCGCGACAGGTGGCACAGGGCCTACAGGCGGCACAGGGCCTACGGGTCCGACTGGTCAAAAGGGCCAGAAGGGTGAGGTTGGCAATACGGGTGGAACAGGCCCCACAGGCCCCACAGGCCCAACGGGGCAAAAGGGCCAGAAGGGTGAAGTAGGTAATACTGGCGGCACGGGTCCAACTGGACCGACAGGCTCCACGGGTCCAAACGGTCCTACGGGGCCGACAGGCCCCACGGGTCAGAAAGGCCAGAAAGGCCAAAAGGGTCAAACTGGTAGTACAGGGCCGACAGGATCAACAGGACCGACAGGTCCAACTGGTTCGCAGGGTCCGACTGGTGGCACAGGCCCTACAGGTCAAAAAGGGCAGAAGGGTCAAACAGGTAATACAGGTAATACAGGTAATACTGGTCCTACGGGTCCAACTGGTTCACAAGGTCCAACTGGTAGCACTGGTCCTACGGGTCCAACTGGGCCTTCTGGTTCTGCGGGCACAATAAATACTTACACTTCTTCAAGTACATGGAGCAAGCCGGGCAGCGGTAGTATTGCAATGATCACTTGTATTGGTGGTGGAGGCGGTGGGGGAGCCGCAAACGCAAACGCTGGTGGTGAAGGTGGTCAAGGGGGTATTTGCACTACTAAATGGATTCTTTTGTCCGCTTTGCCATCTTCTGTTTCTGTCACTGTAGGAGCAGGGGGATCGGCGGGGACTCAATCAAGTGCTGGAGGACTTGGCGGCGAAACTCTTTTTGGAGATTATGTTTTCTCTGCGGGCGGCAGAGGAGGTACAAGTTACAATGGTAGCTGGCATTATCCCGGTTATTCTACAAGGACTTCCTTCCCAGCTAATTCTTATGGTAGCTATACTGCGGGAAATGGGGATCTTCAAAGAACACGTTATGTAATCGGACAATCATATATACAAGGAAGGGCGGACTCTTATACCGTGTTGGATGCACCCGGTCGAGGTACACAAAGTGGCACTGGCGAATATTACTATCAACGTCCTTATGGACGTACTGGCCTTTCCGCTGTTCCGGGGAGTGCAGGGAACGCAGGAACAGGGTATGGAGCGGGAGGAGGTTGGGGTTATCTCCTGTCAAGCGGTTATGCTGGAGCGCAAGGATTTGTTTCTGTTCTAGTATTTTAATAGCTAATAGTGAAAGGACACGACGATGGCTATAAAAGTCGGCGGAACCGCCGTTATAAATAATAGTTTAGGATTAGAGGCCATTGCGTCTTTAGATTCAACATCTGCAACGTCGATAAGAAACGCGGGTGTTACTTTGGTTGACGTAGATACGTTTACCTCGTCAGGCACTTGGACAAAGCCTTCTGTTGGAACTGTTGCAATAGTCACATGCATCGGCGGAGGAGGAGGTGGTGGAGCGGCTAATGCCAATGCGGGTGCAACAGGTGGAACAGGTGGTGTTCTATCTATTAAATGGATTCTGCTATCTGCGTTACCGTCTTCTGTTTCTGTCACTGTAGGGGCGGGGGGTTCAGCGGGTAGTCAGACCTCCGCAGGAGCCACGGGTGGTGAAACTCTTTTTGGAGACTACGTTTTCTCAGCAGGGGGTAAGGGTGGTCAGAGTTATGATGGCAGCTTCCATGATCCCACTTTGAACTCAAGGACTTCTTTTCCAGCTAATTCTTACGGCAGTTACACATCGGGTTATAGTGATACTCAAGTAACAGAACTTGTGCTTGGAACCTCAAAGATAGTCGGGGCTCAGAGTTCTAACACTCCTTTAACTGGATTGGGTCGAGGTACACAAAGTGGCACGAGTGATTACTACAGGCAACGTGTTTATGGGCGTAGTGGCCTCTCTGCTGTTCCGGGGAGCGCAGGGAACGCAGGAACGGGATATGGAGCAGGGGGCGGTTGGGGATACCTTCTGACAAATGGTTATGCGGGGTCGCAGGGATTTTGCTCTGTGATTACAATATAGGAGATTGTTATGAAATATGCAGTGATTGAAAATGGAAAAGTTGCAAATATTGTAATTTCTGAAAGCGCCCTTGACAGCAATTGGGTGCAGAGTGATTCCGCAAAAATAGGTCAATTAGTGGATGCGGATGGAAACTTTTCTGATCCCCCTTTGACCGCAGAAGATGTAAGGCGCTCTAGGGACGCTTCTTTAGAGTATTTTGTAGATCCGTTGCAAACCCACGTTTTAAAATGGAATAGCCTTACGCCAGAAAAACAAGCGAAATGGACACAGTACAGGCAAGATTTACTGGATGTTCCGCAGCAAAAAGGTTTTCCAGACAATGTAGTTTGGCCGACTAAACCAGAATAAATAAATTAATGGGGGTATAAATTCATGGTTAGGCAAAATTGGCAGATGTGGTCGGGAGGCTTATCTGGAGATGAGTTGAATGTGGTTTTAGGGGCAGTTAATAATATCCAAACTACTCCAGCCACAACTTTTTGTAATTCTGATGAAACTGTAAGATCCAGTCAGGTTGCGTGGATTTCTGGTAACAACGATGTTAAAGACATATTGTGGAAATATGTCAAAACAGCAAACGAAAATGCCTTTTATTGTGATGTAGAAAAAATTTGTGACATTCAATATACAGAGTATCATGCTGCAAAGGGTGGTCACTACGATTGGCATATAGATGTAAACTGGGATGGCGATACCCCTAGAGATAGAAAGTTAAGTGTAACTGTTCAGCTATCTGACCCGTCAGAATATCTAGGGGGTAATTTTATGTTTGGGGAATGCCCTTCTCCAGATTTAAATTCTCGCGCAAAAGGAACCGTATTAGTTTTTCCAAGCTACCTTAAACATAGAGTTGAACCTGTGACTAAAGGTACAAGAAAAAGTCTTGTTTCTTGGTTTGAAGGTCCAAGGTGGCGCTAGTATATCAAATTTCTTTGCATGGGTCTGCTTATGATGCGCGGGGAAAAGACTGGAGTACTGTAGAGAAAGAGACGGGCTGTGTTCGAGATACACAGTGGCGTGACCCAATACTTAACAGGCATTTGCTAGTTACGGAGTTTGGTTGTGCAGTAAGTCATCTTAGGGTTTGGGAAAAGATAGCGGCATCTAATCGCAATGGAATAATCCTTGAAGAAGATGCAGTTTACGATAGCATTGACCCCAGTGCGATAGACACCCTATTGAAGGAGCATGACAGCGTTTGGTTGGGATACCGTCTTAATACTCTTGGTTATTGGTATAATTGTCATGCTTACGCTATTAGACCAGAAACCGCCAAGAGATTGATAGAAGGATACAAGGATGCTATCATCCCTGTAGATGAGTGGGTTCCTGCCAAGCTAAAAGTTCAATCGAACTTTTTCTTTACACCAGAGGTGGTAAAGCAGATACCTAGAGAAGTTAGGCCAAGCACGATTGAGGGGGAATCTATGCAGGTACATGTACTGACAGTTGGAACAGATCCAAGTAAAATGTGGGCTTTAGAGCAATCTGCAAAAGCGCACGGAATAACGTACTTAAATCTGGGACGTAATGTAAAATGGATGGGGGGCACGATGGAAGCCCAAGGCGGGGGGCAAAAGATTAATCTTGTACGCAACCATCTTGAATCTCTGCACGATGGGGATGTAGTGCTGTTTATGGATGGCTATGATTGTCTAATTAATGAAACCCAAGATGTTATATTAGATAGGTTTAAAGGTTTTGATTGCGATATACTTTTTGCGGCAGAGAAGGAATGTTGGCCCGTACCTGATATATCTAACAATTTCCCACCATCAGTCACTCCTTATAGATATTTAAATAGTGGCTTGTATATGGGAAGAGTTGGCGCTCTTAAAAACTTTTTCAACGAGTCTGTTGCACACGAATCGGATGATCAACTTTGGGCACATTCACGGTTTCTTAATAAGGAAGTGCCTAGCGTTAAATTAGATTATGAGGGTTACATCTTTCAATGCGATGACGACATTGAGGTTATCAACGGTCAACTAGCAAACAGCATGTGTTGCCCGTGTATCTATCATGGGAATGGTGGGGATGACGCAAAGATGAGGTTTAAAAACCTTGCTGATAAATTTGGGTATATCGAAGAGGCAGAGATATTATCTCCTGCATATCATAAGGGTCTTGAGTACGAAGAGGTTGCATCAGAAATACTGGTGACGGATTTTATGTCAGAGGTCCAGTGTCAACAATACATTGAAGCGTCAGAGAGCCTTGGTCGGTGGGGTGAGCTTGATGGCGATAAGTTTCCAGCGCAAGAAATACGGTTAAAAGAATTAGGTTTGTGGGACGAGATATCAGAGCAATGGGCAGATAAGCTTAGTAAGATATGCGAGAAGCATTGGCACCCAGAAGCGTACCTTGGATTGCGTGATGCGTTTACCATGCGATATTCTATAGACACGCAGACAGAACTAGGTCTGCATACAGACGCATCTTTGTTCACAGGCAGCGTAAAGCTCAATGATAATTACGCTGGTGCGGAGCTTGTTTTTCCTAGACAAGAGTTTACAAACAAGGATGTAAAAGTTGGGCAGTGCATTTTGTTTCCGTCTATGGTAACACATGGGCATAAGGTTCTGCCTTTGCGTGGGGGAAAGAAGTATAGCTTGACCATGTGGACCTGTCGATATGAGGGTGACTCAAACTAAAAACAATGTTAGTTTCTTGCTATGTTAGGTTACAGCCCCATAGCAGGTTCTGCACTCGCGTCTTCTGGACATGAGATTATTATTGTTAGCCTAGATCATGGTTCTTTTGCTGCTACGGGTCAGGCGGCTGGAACTACAATAGCTCTGAGCGATGGTTTTGGCACGGGCACGTTTGCTGTTTCTGGTCAGACACTCACCCCTAACATAGCTATGAACGAGGACTTTGGAGCGGGTAGCTTTGCAGTCACGGGTCAGGCTGCACCTTTAAATGTTTCCGCTAGTCTTGCGACAGGTTCTTTTGCTGTATCAGGTCAAGAAAACAGTATGATTGCTGGAAAAGGTTTGCCCGCAGAGGCCGGTAGCTTTGCTGTAACAGGTCAAGCCTTCTCTCCTGTACTGGATGTCAGTGCTATATTAGATCACGGTAGCTTTGCCCTTACAGGCCAAACCGCGTTTGGTCTTGTTGGCGAAATATTTGAGACAGGTGGTTTTAATTTAACGGGGCAAACCTCTAACTTTCAAAAGGCTTTGCGGTTGACCGCCGATCATGGCAGCTTTGCGGTTACAGGACAGACCTTAGACTTTGGTGTGCAAGTAAGTGCCATACTGGACCAAGGATCGTTTGCACTCACCATGCAAAATGTGGATACCAAGGTATCCAGAGTTCTGGGCTTTGGTTCCTTTGCACTGACGGGTCAAGATACGGGAACTGTAATTGCCTTGCGGGAACAGCCCGACAGGGGGTCATTTGCGGTTACTGGGCAAGCAGTAGGTACACCGATTGCAATGCGTGAAGAGTTGGCGCATGGAAGCTTCGCTGCAAACGGACAAAACTTAAACTTCCAGAAATCTATGAACGCAGAAGCGGGAAGCTTTGCGCTGACAGGATTTACAGCCAACCGCAAGATAACAGAGGTTATTGACCACGGTTCATTTGCGCTTACGGGTCAGGCAATAAACTTTAAGAAGACTGCCAATCTTGAGGCGGGTAGCTTTGCAGTAACAGGGCAAGATCTTACCACAAGGTTCGAGGGCAGCGTTGCGTTAGATCAAGGCTCCATTGCATTGACGGGGCAGGCAGTAGACGTTGAGGTAAGAAGGATTCTTGTCGCAGATGCAGGAAGCTTTGCTCTTACTGGGCAAGATGTTGATCTGGGCTTTGCGTTTAAATTATCCTTAGATGCAGGCTCCTTTGCCTTAACAGGATTTGATTTAAATGTTAGCTTTACGGAAAGACTGGACGTTGGGCAGTTTAGTACGTCTGGTCAAGACGTTACATTTATTTTAGGAGAAGCTGTAGAGGGCGTTTCAATTACCGTATTCATTGGGGGCGCTGCTGTTTACGGTCTTATACTGCCTGACCAAGATCCAAATTGGATAAGAGTAACACCTGCACAAGACCCACAATGGACCCTTGTTGCTTAAAACTGGAATAAAAAGTATATTAAGTGCAATTGAACTTTTTAGATAGGCGCTCAGATGGCTACATATACAGACGCAAACGGCGTTAAACTAATAACTACAGGCGACGAGGCTGGTACATGGGGTTCTAGTACAAACGTCAACCTGCAAATCCTTGATCGTGCAGCTAACGGCTTTGAGTCTATCGCTCTTAGTTCAACGACATATACCCTGACCCTTTCTTCACAGCCTTCTTCTGCGGAAGACGGGCACTATAAGGCCATAAAGTTTACGGGATCACCGGGCGGCACATGTACTGTAACTTTGTCACAGAATGATAAAGCCAGAGTGTATATGATCTTAAACTCTACAAATGCTGCCTTGATTATTACTCAAGGATCTGGCGCAAACGTAACAATTGAGGTTGGTAAAGGATCTATTGTTCTTGCGGATGGCGCTGGGTCTGGCGCGGCAGTAACCGACTTTACCGCTGCGGTGCAGAATGTGACAGATCTATCTAGTCCATTCAATGTTGGTGCTACTAGCGTCACCACTTCTGGTGCGGAGCTAAACTTGCTGGACGGTTCAGCGGCGGGCACTATCGCTAACAGTAAGGCTGTGATCTACGGTTCATCTGGCGAGGTAAACGCCACAACGCTACAGATCGCGGGCACATCCATTACAGCCACGGCTGCGGAGCTA